GAATAATACAGAGTTGGCTTTTGAATTTAGATTAGCTTTAGATTTAGGCATGACAGTTGATGCTCTTAGAAAAAATATGAGTATGCAAGAATTTGAGTCATGGAAGTTATACTACATAGATAGAAATAAAAAAGAGCATAAAGCTGTAACAGAAGCTAATGCTAGAGCAAAATTGAGGAGATAATGGCTAGAGCAACTTTAGAAATGTTCCTGAAACTAACAGGAGCAGATAAAACATCAAGAGGCTTAGATAAAGTTTCTAATGCTACTAGAGAACTAGATGATACAGTAGAAAAAGCAGATAAAGCTAATGCCAAATTTGCTTCTGGTATGTCTGGTGCTTCTAAATTAGCAGTAGCAGGTGGTGCATTATTTGCAGCAAAAACTCTTTTTGATTTTTCTAAAAATGCTGTTCAAGCAGCAGTAAGTGCAGATGAGGCAGCTTCTGCTTTTGGGACTACCTTTGGATCTGCAGCAGAAAGAGCAACAAGATTTTTAGAGAATTTTGCTAATAAAGCAGGATTAACAGTATCAGAGGCACAACAATTACAAGCAACATTAGGAGCTGTTGCACAGGGTATAGGATTTACTCAAGAGGAATCAGCAGATCTTTCTATAGAATTGACAAAAATTGCTGCTGATGTTGCTTCTTTTTCTAATGTTTCAGGTGGTGCAGAGCCTGTTTTACAAGCATTTAGATCAGCATTAGTTGGAGAAAGAGAAGCTTTAAAAACTTATGGAATTGCAATCACAGAAGCAGAAGTACAAACTAAGGCTTTTGAATTAACATCAAAATCAACAACTGATGCTCTAACAAGACAAGATAAGGCATTGGCTACTCTTGCTCTTATACAAGAAAAAGCAACTGTTCAAATAGGAGATTTAGACAGGACAGCAGCATCTTTTGCAAATCAATCAAGATTAGTTAATGCAGAACTTAGAGAACTTAGGGAGGAAATAGGTAGGGAGCTTATTCCTGCATTAGAAATTTTATTGCCAAAATTTAGAAATTTAGTTGAGAATGTAACTCCGAGCTTAATAGCAGGATTTGGTAATGCTGCAGATGCAGTAATTAATTTAGTTTTAGCCCTAGACAGATTAAATGATTTAGATGAGGGCATTGTATTTCTTATCAAAAACTTTAAAGATTTAGCTGAGGAACAAAGATTTTTTAATGAAATTAATGACAGATCCATTGATAAAGCAAATCTTTTTAGAGTGCAACAAGCTGCAGTAAATAGAGAAGTTATAAAAGTAAGAACACAATTAGCAAATCAAACAACACAACTTGATAAATATACAACAAAACTTACAAAGGGAACATTACCTGCTATTGAAAAATATTTAAAATTTATATCCTTACTTAATAATGATAATGATGAAGCAATTGATTTGAATGATGAATTAGCTACAGCTCAAGAAAATTTAACAGAAGCACAAAGAAAAGAAGCACTATCAACTGCTGAGGAAGCTTTACAAAAAAAAGAATTACAAAATCAAATAGCTGAATTGTTATTTTTTCAGAGACAGGGAGTTGATGTTACAGAGGAATTAGCAGTTGCACAAGAACAACTTAAGCTAGTTGAGTTTGAACTAACAAGAGAATCTGAAGCTTTAAGAGATGCTAAAAAAGAAGTTAATGATATTGAGGCACAGTTAGAAGTAACATTAGAAAAAACTAACAAAAAATTTGATAATCAATTAAATGCTTATCTTGGTTTAAATGAGCAAGTAGGTACATTTAAAGAACTTGCAATTGACAAAAAATTTATGGAAATATTAGCTGCTGCAGGTTTAACAAATCCTTTTTTAGCAACAGGTTTAGATCTTATGAGCCAATTAGCCCAATTAGAGGGATTAGATAACAGAGCAAGAGAATTAGAAAGATTTGCTGCTGCTGCAGAAAGATTAGCTAATGCTCCAGATGTTCCAATACAAGCTATTTCCTCTCCTGTAAGTGCTACTGTACCAAGATTTGGGCAGCAAGAATTAGCAGCATTTCAATCTGCAGGTTTTCAGGGAGGGCAACAAAATTTAGAAATAGTCTTACAAATAGATGAAAATGAGATACAGAGAGTTAATACTGCAATACAACAAAGAGGAAAGCAGTTTATTTTAACAGATTTTTAGTATATGGCAGTAACTTTTGATTCTAATGTAAACATAACTGTTGAGATAGCTTTTGACAGCAATCCTCTTGACAGCTCACAATCTTTTACAGATGTATCACAATTTTTAAGAAGTTTTACTACAAACAGAGGCAGAATCAGTAACTTAGACAAATTTCAAACAGGTACAGCTACAGTTGTTTTAGATAACAGAGATAATAGATTTTCTCCAAATCAAACATCTCATTTTTTTGATTCATCAACAGGTATAACAAAAATCCAACCTCTAAAAAGATTAAGAATTAGAGCTACTCATAGTTCTACAACATACGATATTTTTCATGGATTTGTAGAGAGTTTTCCTGTGAATTATGCAGGGCAGGGATCTGATTCAACTGTTAAAATTAAAGTTGTTGATGCATTTAAGTTGTTTTTTAATGCAAAACTAGATGGCATAGGTTGGAATCTAGGTATTTCTTTACTTGGATCTACAACTAGGCTTACACTTACACAAGCACAAGAATTAAGTTCTATTAGAGTAAAAAATATACTTGACAGCTTTGGATATAGTAATCAAGCAATTTCAACAGGACAATTACAAGTCACAACACAATCTACAACAGATGATTTACTTACAGCTTTAAGAAAAGTTGAAACAGCAGAAAATGGAACTTTTTTTATAGCTGCTAATGGAGATGCGACATTTAGAGATAGAAATTTTAGATTAACTAACACAACCACAGCTGCAGCTACTTTTGGACAGGGAGGATCAGATTTACCATATTCTGATATAAAAACTTCTTATGATGATAATAAAATAATTAATACAGTACAAAGAACAAGAACAGGAAGCAGTAATACACAGATTGCTATAGATTCAGATTCAATTAATAGATTTGGAACACATGTTTTAACAGAAAATAATACTCTTAATATTCAGGATAGTGATGCTTCATCTATTGCAGAGCAAAAAGTTGTTTCAAATTCAATACCACAAACAGTTGTAGAACAATTATCATTCAGACCTCAACAAGATCCCAATTTGTGGGTTAAAGCATTAGGATTAGACATAGGCAGCTTTGTTGAAGCAAAAGTAACTACTCCATCCTCAACAATAGAAACTTATGACTTATTCATTGAAAGAATAAAACATAAAGTAGATGCAAGAAATAAAACTTGGAATTGGGTTATTGGACTATCTCCTGCTGAAACAGGAGCTTGGATTCTGGGAGTTTCAAAGTTAGGAATTGATACTAATATCAGTTATACTTAAAATTATTTAAGGAGATAAATTTATGGCAGCAGGTGGATGGTTTGATTGGAGTACAGGAGATCTTGTTACAGAAGCAAGGTTTCAAGATATCCAAGATTCCATAGTCTTTATATTTAGTAGTGAAAGTGCAGCAAACTCTGCTCTTACAAATAAAGTTGAGGGGACTGTTTTTTACGATACAACAGCAAATTTATTGAAGGCATGGTCAGGCTCTGCTTGGATTGGTGCAGAAGCAGGAGATATTGAGGGAGTTACTGCAGGAACTAACCTAAATGGAGGTGGTACTTCTGGAACAGTAACAGTTAATCTTGATACAACAATAGACAGTATTGCTCTTAAAGATTATTCAGAAGTTGATGTAGCAGTAACAAGTTCATCAGGAGTTGTAGCTATAGATATGGATAATGGAAACACAGGATCTATAACACTTACAGAAAATATTACAGATATAGATTTTACAAATGTTCCAACTAATGGAGTTTCAACATTTACACTACAAATTACTCAACATGCATCAAGTGCTAAAACAGTAGCAATTAATGCTGTAACTGTAAATGGTGGTGGTAATGTAACTGCAAAAACAGCAGGAGGTAGTGGATTTACAGTTTCCACAGGTGCAAATGCTATTGATTTAGTTACATTCTTATTTTTAGATGCAGGTACTCCATTACTTAATGCACTACAAGATTTTAGTTAGGAGTTCAATATGCCATTAGGTGCAGCTAGATTTGGGCTAGGTGGAGTTGATTTAGGTAAATTACAGTTAATACAAACACAAATTGTTTCAGGTGTATCAGCAATTAATTTTACAAACATCAAAGAAAGCATATTTAATGTGCATTTGTTAACTATAAATGATTTTCAACCTGCAACAGATAATGTTATTTTAAGTTATAGATTATATGAAAGTGGGGTGCTAGAAACTGCAAGTGTTTACAAAGTTGCATTTCAAGAATATTTTGGAACTTCAACTTTTTCTGAATTTAAAAATACAGGAATTAGCAGGGTTAGAATTATAGAAAATACAGGAAATGATACTGCTGAAAGTGGTAATGCGTATCATTATTTTTATAATTTAGGGGATAGTAGTAAATTTAGTTTTTCAAGTGGTATGACTATGTGTATCAATACAGATGCAAATAAAATTGGTGCTTATGGTGGTGGTGTTTTAACACAAGCTAGTACTGTTGATGGAATACAAATTGGTACTTATGATGTATCAAGCAATTTTTCTGCTACTGCTAGTTTATATGGAATAAAGGGAAATTAATGGCAGGAAGTTTAGAACTTACAAAATTTGTTGAAGTATCATCTGCAACTGCAAATGTTGATGTT